TCAGTACCGCCAAATGCACCTTTCCATCTCAACACATAGTTAAATCCGCCCTTTTTATCCCGCACCATCACTGATCGATTTTTACCAGTGTTGCCTTCAACCGAAGTATAGCCGCCGGTAATTGAACCACCTTTACTTACCAATCCTATATGATCTTGTGCAGCGTCCCTAATTAAAATATCGCCAGCATACAACACTTTAGGATTAGCAATTTTAATTACATACTTACCACCTTTTCCATTTGGCCATTTTAACCATTCGGCAACTGCATTTGGATTAGCCGGTAAATCTGATGTTGGTATTGCTCCTGTTTGTTTTATACACCATGTTAAAAATGCTGCGCACCAAGCGTCATTAACGCCATATTTACTACGACCTGCGCTATTGCTTGTGCCATTTTCTCCTACTGCTATTCGTACTAAATTATTAATAAAGGCGCTTGTACTTGTACTTGTATTATTCTGTTGAGCAGCTATATCATCTCCATCAAGTGCCGAAGTATTTGCTGCTCCTGCAGAAGGTGAACCTTCTGTGTATTGTGAGGTGTTTGTCGCGCTCGAATAGGCTGCGCCTACTGAAGAACTGCTAGCGTCTGCTGGTATGCTTGTGCCGTTTAATGATTCAACTCCAGGAATACTACCAAGTATTACTGGGTCCTGTTGATCAGCATCTCTAAAAAAGCCAAACACCCAACTACCAGCCATTAGTCCAGTTGGACTGGTACCGGTACCAGCATTACTAGCACTCGTAAGTGGCATAATTGGAGTTGCCCACGGCAAATTTTCGCTGGGTATACTATTAACATCATCGAGTTCATGATATTCATAGCACCGAACTTGCACTCGACCTGCATTTAACGGGTCTGCAATATTTTCTACTATGCCAATAAACCAATGATCAATTTTCATTTTATAACGTATTTATTACTATAGATCTAGTGGTGGCAATACATCAATTGCATCGGCTTCTGGAGTTCCTGGCAGCGGTGGTAAAAGACTAGGTTCCTCATCTCCTCCAACTGGACTGCGATTTCCAATATCACTGGCATTTGTAGTATTATTAAGAAACTCATCATATTGAACATCTATGCCAGTAACAGTTTTTGTAGGTGATGGATTTGTGCCAGACGGCCCAATGGCATTTGCATTGGTTGAGCGTGTTGTTGAACTCACACTATTAGATGACGTGTTTCCGCCGCTAGACACTGAATTTGGAACAATTCCTCCAATACTATTAATTATTACTAGATCTTGTAAGTCAGCATCTCTAAAAAATCCAAACACCCAACTACCAACACGTAACCCAGTTGAACTTGTGCCAATTCCTCTCAGACTTGCGCTTGTAAGCGGCATAATTGGCATTGCCCATGGTAAATTTTCACTTGGCAATATTATATTGTTTTGTTCATGATATTCAAAACAACGAATCTGTACGCGACCTGCATTTAATGGGTCTGCAATATTTTCTACGACTCCAGTAAACCAATGTTCAATTTTCATCGTAAATTACCCTAAAGGTTGCGTTGGAGGGTTTGGTATTAAAGATGGTTCTGGATTTTGTATTGGCGGTGATACAGAAGGAAATGGACTTTTTGTTGCTGGCAATGGTATCGGAGTTGGAGTACTCTGAGGTTTATTAAACTCATTTAATAATTTATTTGGTGAAGCATTAGTTTGTGGCGCAGGTGTGTTGGTTGCAGGGGCAGTTGAGTCAACACTATTTGATGCAACTTCAGATGGAGACACAGTTGAAGGGACATATGTGCCGCCACTTAAAATCCCAACTCCTCCAAGACGAACTAACTTTAATTTGTTTGTATAAATACCGTTTGAAAAAACATGGGCAGCAACTGTAATCATAAATGTGCCTGACACCACAGGATCTTCTACATATTCAGTTCTATCTCGTAAAGCCTTTGGTACTTCCAAATCTATTTTTACACCTGGGTTTAGTGCACTATCTCCATATACTACAATTTCATGATTTATTTCATTTAATCGGGCAATAAATGCATTCCCCTTTGATATGTTAGGATATAGCGCAGCAGTAACCGAATTACCTTTGCCATCTGGGTTTATTGCAGTATTAATTTGAATGCTTGCAATATTTGCAGAAGATATTTCATGCATTGGCTTAGTTTCTTCTACGCCTTCTCGATTTTTTATTTTATATTTTTGTGGTGTCCAATCTTTAGTTGCTTTAGTTTTAAAATCTAAAGTATAATATGCCTTTGATGCATAGTCTGTAACATTTAATCGACTAGCGTATGCTCCAGCATTGGCAGAAGCAAGTCTATCAAATTTTATATTTGATGACATACTAAGTATGCGAGACCGTTCTTCCTTTGTGTGTTCTGCAGTACCTGGTGTTTTTTCTGATTGTTGACGATATCTAAATGAATTTTTAGGTTTTTTATACAAAACTGGTGCATTATTTAAACTTTTCCAAGAAGACAGGTATACTTTGCCTTGCTGCGTTACGTCACTATAAAGAAAAAATGGAGAGCCGTCTTCTTCAAAACAGCGTGAACGTAACCATTCTGCTGCTTTTAATGGTCGTTGAATGTTTATAATACCTTCAAATTTGGTTGAGACATCTCCGTCAACTGCAAACTCCTTTAGACTCAAATCATCTATAAAAATAGTTTCAATATTTTGAGCAACCGTTTTTTCCTTATCAACTGGTCGGCAAATATTCATTAGACTACTACGATACGCAAATTCTGAAATTGCGACGAGCGAGTATATTTGAGTATTTGGAAAATCAAGGGTTTTTGTATAATTTACATACTCTTTTACATAAAATGTTTGTATTATTGCCTTTCCAATATTTACAGGATCTATTTCAACTTCAATAATTTCTTGACCACATATATCAAATGTATCAATGAAATTTTCATTATCTCGTATAGTTGCTGTAAATGTAACTACCGGTGAAAATAATTCAGTCGTTATAGTAAATGAATCAACTAGGTTGAGGGCTTTTAAATCTTTAGTTTTGCCCTTTGAATTTATCATGACCATTTTGACAACTTTAAAGGCGCCAGGTGTCTTTACGCCAGAATTATCTCCAGCATAGCCAGTCTTTGGTGTATTGATCGCCGGATTGTTTGCATTAGACGTAGTTGCCATAATCAAAGAGTATCATTTAAAACATTAAAATATTCGTCTGCAAAATCAGAGATAAAATCTGGGCGTATGACTTGTATAACTCGTTTACTTTCGTTTATTTCATTTTCATACTCATAAAATGATTTGTATTTTGGAATAACTACATTCTCGTCAGTTAAAATATCATATGCAGAACGTATGACGCCAATTGGATCAACATATTCATATGCAGCATTGGCATAGTTGCTCCATCGGTATTGTGGGTCTGCCACGTTTAGCGTTTTCGTAGACACATATTGTTCTTTTGTAGTGTTTGCTTCGATATGTTCAGCATATCCAATCTGATCATATTTTATAATATTAGAATATACTGCATCTATCCACGTTTGTTTATGATTATCTGGCATAGAGTCATAACTCAAACTATCATAAGTAATTTTATAACTAAAATTTGTGTTTTCTATAAATGTTTCTGCTGATATTTTTATTTTTTCAGTTGATTTAATTATCAAATATGTTGAATACTTGTCTGGGGTAATTGTCCAGTTTGTTGAAAGAGTAAGAGTATTAGTATTATTAGATAAAATTGTTCTCGCTTGGCCAACTCCGGTACCACTAATAATTTTTATTTGACTATTACTCCATTGGTCGGGTACCCATTTTTTTGACAAATCAACTAAACTATTTTTAGTTGAACTGGTTGGTGTTCCAAATGTTTCAATTTCATATATTGAAGACAAGTCTGGAGTAATTGTCCAGTTTTCTGAAACTGTTATTGTAGTAGCAGTATTAGATGAAATTGTTCTCACTTGCCCAACACCTGTGCCAGAAGTAATTCTTATTTGGTTATTACTCCATTGATTGGTTACCCAATTTTTTGATGAATTTGTTAAACTGTTTGTAGTTGCTTTAGTTATTATTCCAAATGTTTCAACTTTATGACAATCATATATGACTAATTGTTGGCGACCGCTGTCATACTGCGCTATGCTTGAACGATACTCACGATCTTGAGAAACAAATTTTAAGTATGGCAAATATTTTTCATCAAGCGGTATGCATGACATGTCTAGTTTACCTCGGCCATTTAGATCAACTGTTGGATCAACAACAGGGACAATTGATAGTGCAGAATATTTACCATATTCACTCTCAATCATCTTTGTAAAATTTCTATAAGATAGCGGCCAAGATGACGCATAACCGTCACGTAAAAAATCGTTTACTATAAAAAATGTCCAATAATATTGTACATCATCATATAATTTATGTGATACTATATCGGGTCTTTCTCCATCTTCTATTTCATAGTATGTGTAGAGTGCATTATCGTCCTGTATTTTATTTGTGTTTAATACTACAGAACGAGAGATATCAGTTAATTCAAATATAGACCCATCAGAAACCAGGTCATAATTTACTTTTGGATATTTTGCAAAAAAGTTTGGCATATATTATTTAGGTATTGTGTCGTATGTATACGCCTTTGTTTCCATAAAGGACACCTGTATAGTTGTTTCAAGCGGCGAACCGTCATCTCTCCACATATTTGTAGATCCATTGTATGTAGTATTTACTTCAGTTAAATATGTCTCTCCAATCTTTGGTAAATGGCTGTTTTGTGGAAATCTTATTTTCCATTTTGGGGGATATTTTAATTGAAAACCAATTGATTCTGGATATAATCCTTCTCTAAAGGTCTTTACTATATTTTTTATTTTAGTACTTTCACTAGATGTTCGTGGTATGAGTTGAAACTGAAATGAAAATACGCGTGTATTTGTAGATGTAAATTCAGTTGTTATATTTTTATTTACCGTTGTTCCAGTGCCTATACTTATTGCGCTTTGTAAGCCTTCATTTGCTCCAGTCATTGTAGTTATCCCTTGTACTAAAGTACCTATCGATGCTCCACTATATTCAGATTTTTTATTTAAAAATTCATTAGCCAGTGCACTTTTTACTGATTCACCACTAAGACCCTGACTAGACACTGTTGATGCAATATTAGCTAAACTACCCCCTAAAAATCCGAGCTCAGTATTGTTGTATGTAGCACCATCACTAAACTGTAGCGATCCTGGAATCGGCAGTGCTATAACTTGGCTGTTTCGTGCGGTGCACTGAAAAAACACGTATGGACGTTTTGTGTTTGCGTCTTCTGGAAAATTAAGTGCCATATAAGTATTTATATGAAACGTGGGCAGTATTATAGTGGTAAGTATCGGCCAATACATCCAGGAAAATATGACGGTGACTATACTGCAATATGTTACCGATCACTTTGGGAACGTCAAGTATTTAAATGGTGTGATGAGAATGCTAACGTTGTGAAATGGAGCAGTGAAGAAACAATTGTGCCCTATCGATGTAAAACTGATAATAAATTACATCGATATTTCGTAGACTTAAAAATACAATTTAAAACTGGTCAAACATATCTCATCGAGATAAAGCCGAAGAAGCAAACTCAGGAACCAAAGGTGCGCACTCGAAAAACAAAGGCATACATTACTGAAGTGCTTACATATGTAAAAAATCAATCCAAATGGTCAGCTGCAAACGAGTATTGTGCAGATCGTGGTTGGATTTTTGAAGTATGGACAGAAGATACCATAAAGGGACTTGGTATAAAATTATTGACATAAATCTACATTATAAATAGATATATGCCGTCTCTTTTTTCTAAAATTCAGTCTGATGCAGAAAAAACTGGATTCTTACCTCGTACAAAAGAATCCAGAGAATGGTTTTATCGTAAAATACGTACACTCTCAAATGTATCTCCATCAAAAGTATTAAACGACGACTCATTGGCAGTAAGAAACAGACCTCTTATTGGTCGTATGTTTATGTTTTTATATGATCCAAAATACAAAGAGACGCTGCCGTATTATGATAGATTTCCACTTATACTCATGGTAGGCCCAGCAAAAAAAGGATTCTATGGATTGAATCTACACTATCTTCCGCCTCGTCAACGCGCAATATTTTTTGATCGCCTGATGGATTATATGAACAACAATAAATTAGATGAAACTACACGGTTTAAACTATCATATGATTTACTAAATGGCACATCAAAATTGCGTGCATACGCTCCATGTTTTAAACACTATTTATATGCACACGTCACTTCTAAAACAGTTGAAGTACTTCCAAAGGAATGGGAAACTGCACTCTTTTTACCAACTGATTCTTTCGTTGGCCAAAAGAATGCCTCAATCTGGCAAAAAACACGTACACTAATCTAACTTATGTCATCTTCAATAAATGATTTTAAATCTGCAATAATGCGAAATGGGGGCTTAGCGCGTCCAAATAGATTTTCAGTAACATTTGCTAGTTTACCTGGTTCATCATCTGTATCAAGGGATATTTCATTTTTATGTGAGTCTGTTAATATACCTGGAAAACAAATTACAACATTAGACTATGATATAGGCACTCGTCGTCCATTAAAAATACCAACCGGTTATATTGAAGATGATGTAACAATGACATTTATTTCAACTAATAATAACGCCATTAAAAAGGCGATAGATGAATGGATGAAAAAAATAATAAACATTGATTCCTATCTACTCGCTAAAGATCACCAAACTTACAAGACTGATATCACAATAAGACAATTAAATGAAAGCGATAAAGAAATTCAAAATGTTAAATTGCAAAACGCATATCCAATAACTTTGAATTCTATTGAACTAGATAATAATGCTGAATCAACAATACAAAAAATATCTGTAGTATTTACATATGATAAATTAGATATCATACGTTAATTAAACAATAAATAACATTATATTATGCCATTACCAATCCTAGAATCCCCAAAATATGTATTGACTGTACCATCTACATCACAGTCAATTGAATATCGTCCTTTTCTTGTAAAGGAAGAAAAAATATTGCTGCTCGCACAGGAGTCAAACAGCTCATCAGAAATGATGTCCGCGATTAAAGACATTATACGAGCCTGTACATTCGGTGTCGTTGACCCAAACGATTTGACTTCGTTTGACTTAGAGTATATTTTCTTAAAGTTACGAGCAAAGAGCGTAGGTGAAGTTAGCAATATCAAATGTAAGTGCGATCATTGTGAAACTTACAACGAGGTGTCTGTTAATATTGATGATATTGAAGTAACGTGGCCAGTTAAAGAAATTAGCAACAAAATTATGTTAACTGATAAAATTGGTGTGGTTCTAAGACATATACGTGTAAATGATATGTCAACGATTATAAGCACATCTGAAGTTGATATGGACACAATAACAAATATGCTTATTGCTTCAATTGATTCAATCTTTGATGACAGTGGAGTGTATCCCTCAGCACAGTCGTCTCGCGAAGAGTTGCTAACATTTGTTAACAGCTTAAGCCGAGCTCAACTTAATAAAATTGAAGAGTATATATCAAACTCTCCTAAACTACAACATAGTGTAAAATTTAATTGTACTGGTTGTAAGACTGACAATGATATTACACTTGTAGGCACACAAGCTTTTTTCGAATAGCCCTCTCGCATGAATCGTTGACTAATTACTATCAAACAAACTTTGCACTCATGCAACATCACAAATATAGTTTAACTGAATTAGACACGATGATACCATGGGAGAGGGAAATTTATATTGCAATGCTAATAAAACACATAAGAGAAGAAGAAGAAAAACGTAAAAAATGACCGCAGAATCGTCACTAGCCCAGGTTGTAAAAGAATTACAAAGTTCTAATTTGTCTCAAGATCTTATTCTTGATACAATCGATAACTATGACTTTACACTTGCGTCAAATGCTGCTCGTGAAAACACTACAGAGGTTCCTACGTTTTTAGATAAATTAGTAGGCATAGCAGGCGATTTAAAAGGCAAATTTGATGTATTAATACGATCTAATGTAGTGTTAGCAAAGCGGTTAGAAGGAAACAAATTACAAGAGCGTGAAAATCGTGACGAATTACTTGATGCTCTTAGAGGTTTAAAACCAGATAAAACACGTTCAGCACCAGCTAAAAATTCTAAGATTGAAATCCCCGGTGGAATATTTGGAAAATTAGCTGGTTTATTTGCAGCGGGAGGACCATTTGCGGGTGGATTATTGAAGGGGTTGGGTAATATATTTGCTACATTAGGTACAAAAATTCTTCCAGCTGGTTTATTGAATATGCTAAGTAAAATGCCAAAAATATTTTCTATTTTTGGTAAACTTACTAAATTGGCTGGCCCAATTGGACTTGCAATAACTGTGGTTACTGGACTTATTGGTGCTATTATGGGTGCAATTAAAGGATATAAAGAAGATGGAGTTATGGGCGCAATTGAAGAAGGATTAATTGGTCTTTTTAATAGTGTTTTTGCTTCGACGATACAAGTACTTGCTGATATAGGAGGTTGGATTTTAAAACTTTTTGGTCTTGAAAAACTTGGAACACTCCTTGGACCAACTGTAAAACAAGTCATTGACCAAGTTATAGATAATTTTAGAAGTTTATTTACTATTTTTGATGCTATTCTTTCATTAGATGCTAATAAATTAACTGATGAATTGGGAAAATATTTTACAAACAGTTGGGAAAATATTGTCAAACCTTTAGGAAATCTTCTTCTTACTGGAATAATGGAAATATTTCCTCTTATTATAAATGGTTTTAAATTTTTATTGTTTGATCTTCCAGTATTTATTAGTAAACTTGGTTATAAAATTATAGAATATTTGATTACTGAAGGACCAGGTATCATTAAACAAATTAGTGTGTTTATTTTTGATGTGATCAAAAATCTTTTTACAGAAGTATTTCCAAATTTATTTAGAACTATTTTTGCTGATGTTGAAAATTTATTCTCTTCTGCTGGTGGCGCAATAGGAGATATAGCAGGTGACATGGGAAATGCAATAAATGAACTTTACAAATCAAGTATACGAGCAATATTGCCAGATCCGAAAGAAGATCTATCAAAGGCAAATCCGAAGTATTGGGTACGCAAGGCAATACCACCAAAAATTTACGAGTATGCATACAGTAGTTCTCCAAAAGAAAAAGAGTCATCATCATCTGAAAAATTAGCAACTGCTACATCATCATCATCATCTGAAAAATTAGCAACTGCTACATCATCGTCATCTGAGAAAATATTAAAGGCTACATCTACAAATAATTTTACCGAACTGTCTAAAACTGAAAAGGCAATGGCTGCAGGTTATGGTTCATGGGATGAGTATGCTGCTTCAGACTTTAAGTGGAAAGCAAACATCAAAGCAACACCATTAACAACTGGCAACACCCTAGCGACTGCCGGCAACGTTGCAAATATAGCACCAACGATAGTTGTCAATAACAATAATGGCGGCAACACTAATAATATTAGTAGCAGCAATGTAAATAATAATATGCCACAAATGATGCCAATACTAACTGGCAGTGCAATGGGTTATTAATCTGCAGTTCGATAATATACAATATTGTCAAACTCTTCAGGAGTTTTTACTCCTGGAAAACTATGCATAATTTCGCCACGTATATTATAGCATATTGTGTGCGGTATGCCATCTATTTTATATTCAAATATAAGCGGTATATTTTCTTCCTTGTCAATATCAATTATTTGCAAACTTGTAGGAGTGCGTTCACAATAGTCACGTAGTGTTTTTAGATGACGTAAACAATCAGTACAATTTAAGTATGTAAATACCTTTATTAGAAAGATCATATTTAGTAGTATATATACAAACAGGGGGTAGAATAGATCTACCCCCTGTTTTTTTCTAATCTTTAAACATTAACCACCTTGAGCAAGCTTTGCAAAGTAGCTAAGCGACTCATCATCGTCATCGTCATCAGTGCTTGACGCAGCAAATGTTGATTCTGAACTATTATAACTTTGTACTGGTTCAACTGACTTACCGACTGATGCGGCAGCGACATTCACGCTTTCTGGTTCAGTGGAAGAACCGGCAAGTGCCTCTGCTCCAAGTACTTCAACAAGCTTGCGCTTAAGATCTGCATACGACTTATAGTTTGCAGGATCAATAAAGTCCTTTAATGAGTACAACGAATTGTAAATCTTCTCAAGCTTAGCTTCGTCTCCGCTGAAAAGTTCAGAGGCTCCTTCAAATTCAGACTTATCATAGTTACGATAGCCTTCAAAGTTGCGAATTTTCAACTTGAAGTTTGCACCTGCCCAAAAATCAAATGGGTTGATTGGAGTCTCATCTTGAAACTGTGGTTGCATAATATCCATAATCTTGTCAAAGATTTTCTTGCCATATTTGTACAAGAAAACTTTACCTTCATTGTCTGGATTTGCTGGGTCACTAAGCACAAGAATATTAGAGACGTAATGCAAACGACGCTTACGCTCGCGAGCAATCTCTTTGTCTTTTTCATTGCCGCTGTTCCAAAGCACGCTATTGATCTCACTTACCGGGTCAGGTTGACCAATACTGGTAAGTGAATTTTCAATGTACCAACGACCAGTTGGTCCCTTAAAACCATGATCCCAAAAGCGAACCCATGGCAGATCTTCACCTTCAAGAGCTGGTAAAAAGCGAATCACGGCATAACCGTTTCCAGCTTTATCAACTACTGGGCTCCAAATACGATCGTCTCCGTATGAAGCTTTTGGTGTACTCAATTTTTCTGCAGCTTCAACAAGTTTATTGATGCTTGCTGCCCGATTTTGTTTTAGTTTATCAAATGACATATGTTTATTTGTATTGCAGTGTATTGTTATTGTGTGATGTTATATAACCACTTGGCTATTATAACATATTTCAAGGCTTTGTAAATGTTTTTATTACAATTTCTTGAAAAGCTTTTTGTTGTAATGGTAAGTTACGAATAAATGGCTTGTAGTTATTTATCTTTAGAGTCATGGCGGCGTAAAGCCCCATCGGGTCAGACACTCCTGCACCGATACGACATGAATAGTTGCATAAGACATCAAGTATGCATAGCGTCTCTACAGAGACTCGACCACTCGCCGCAAAATCATAGAGTGGTATTTGCGAGCCGCGCGGTCGTAACAGTTCATCAAAGTTGTCAGTAATCGACTTGCATGCAGTGAGCTCTTCTTTAAAGCTGTATTGTAATCGCTGTATTTTAGAAGTCCAAAGTGTATAGGCCTCTTCAGACATATTTCCAATCCATTCATTTCCGGAGAGCAGATTGGCTAAAAAATATTCAATTACTGTTTTCTTTTTAACATAACGACGAGCCAATTTTTCAAAAAAATACCGATCACGACGAGACTGAAATGTACTCTCCTTTAAACGTGGTCCCTTAAAGTTAAATTTAAATGCATCATAGTTGCCTTCACTAAAATGCAATTTCATGGCCATATAAATTGACCACGTCTCAAAACCAGAGACTCGTACGTCTTGAACTGTCATGCAAATAGTGATGCGCTCCTAGGCAATAAGTTATTGCGCTGTGCCTCAGCTTCAAGTTTTTCTTTTAGACTGCCGACAACAAGTTTTGAAATGTCGTCAGGATCTATTGTATGGTCATCGCAATAGTCAATGATTGCTTCAAGATATCCTATAGATTTGAGACGAACCCGGCGCTCAATTTCAAGAGCAAACTCCTGTTTTGTTAAAATTTTTATTGGTAATTCTTCAGACATATTATATTTTGTGTTCAACTACTTTTAAGATTATTGTTTGTTCATTTATACGGCCATTTGCTGGTTTTTTCTTAACTGTTAAGTTTACAAACAATTTGTCAAGTTGTTTTGGTGTAGAACTTAAAATGTTATTTAGAGTCTCTTTGGGTTTACGAAGAGTTGCAATAAAGCTGCTTGACGTGTCATAGCCTTTTAATGAAGTTCCTTTTACTTCAAAGCCAGCCGCCCCAGATGCAACATAGACACTCAGCGCCCGCGTTTTTGTATTAAAGAGATAGAGTCTCTGAGAAGTTGGAATGCGAGTCGGAGAAACAGAGTCTAGGCTCCAGTCTGATGAATGTTGTTGATACTTTAATTTTGAAACCTGTTTGCTAGCATCCTTAACCTTTTTCTTACGAGGCTTGCGAGTAGAATTTTTAATTTTTGCATGGTTACGAACGTCACTAATCATGCTTTCAAGCGACTTTACAATCTTACGAAGTTCTGCCTTTGGTAAGTGCGAATAACCTTCAACAAGTTGTTCATCCTCACGCTGAAGCGCTCCGTTATACTCAGTATGGTTCTTTTCTAACCAATCAAGTATAGTCTTACAGCCTTGTGCAGGAATCTTAGAGTCTCGTAAAGCGGCAGACATATTAAAAGAAGCATTTCCAGAACGTGTGGTTGCCCATTGATCGGTGCAATCCTCAAGTTGCACAACAATCTCCTTGTGCACTCTCTCGCGTATACGATCAAGTGGACTTGGAGTTGCAACTTTAACCTTTGTGTCATCATTATTATCTGACGATGAGTTTGCTCGTAAAAGCGTAATTGCTCGTTTTAACTCATGATGCACAACTGACGCATCATCCCTTGGAACTGGCGGCTCATCATGAAAAGGAAGTGTTGCAAAATATTCTGTTGCTTGTGGGTGTATACTTGGCATTCCGCGCGTCAAGCATCGCACAAGTTTGCCAACAGTGCTTGGTAAAACGTTTGGGTTTGCCTCTTTGATTGCAGAGACATCATCCTTGTTATACCCGTTGATCTTCATCCAATCAAGCACGAGTGGCTTCATCGCTGCAGTATCCAAGTAGTAATTATAAAACCCTAAAGCACGAGCCCGTGTCTTATAAAACTTTTCAATTGGCCAAGTTTCCCAACCATTCCATTCTGGCTCGTCGCCTGTCCACTTTGCGTCTGGCGCAATTACGCGTCCAGCTTTAAATGCATTACTCATTTGTGTCAAAAATTGAAATTATTCTAGAAATTTTAAAGGCTCTCCACCCATTCACTTCAAGGTCATATGCCTTGATGCAGTCACAGTTTTCTCCGCTCGCACACGTCTTTTCTTTGATTGTATGCGGAGGAAGCAGACTAGGTTGAAGCGTACACTTCATACTACGAACTGTGCCATCAGCTTTGGTAAAAGTGACGAGTACGACTCCATTTTGAAGTTGCTCCAGTATTTTTTCTTTATCAAACTTATTGTTTGTCATAAGACTATTATACACCATTTTAGATTAAAAGTAAATAAGAAACTTTAATAAGTTTTGCAGCGATAACTATCAGCTTGCATTTTAAGTTCGCAAATTTTGCAGAGAGCGCTTTCATAAGACGCTCTCAAACTGTCACCCTTTGATTCGCTTTGACAAGTTATAAGCCAAAGCAAGTTTGCTGTTGTAGTGTCAATGTATACATAATGTTAGATATTCCATGCTGCTAATGTATGTTTAAATGGCTCTCCTTCAATTTCTGATACAAGTCGGAGCATCTCTGCTGAGATCTCACGTATCTCTAGCTGTGCATGCTCAGAGTTTCTCAACTTCAAAAAGTTTGCAAAGCTACGCATATTAAATTGAACATCAGCCTGAATTTGACTGTTGTATGTCTTAAAGAATCGAGCACTTTCCTTCGCTCGTTTACGACCAAGAATGGGTGTAAGGTCGGCAAGACAATCATGATAGAGCATATTACCAAGTTTTGTGTATTGCTCTAAGATTTTAACCCAATCAGCACCTTCATCAAGGTTTCGAAAGAATACCTTTGTTGTATTAGCTTGAACACCTTTCCAATCTTCAGGCAGATAATACTTGTCGTCGTTTAGTTCTTTATATCGGGCTGATTCAGCATTAATGCTAGAAATACGATGCTTGAGCAAATGAATATGAGTGGCAATGTCAGTATCAACAAGAAAATGCACGCTGCCTTTCTCAAACGGTGTTTCGTGACCATTAGACCACAACATGTTGATGAGTCCAGGAATGCGCGATTTCTTTTCATCAGTTAATTCTCGTGATGTGCTTGTCCACGCACTACAAGCGATAGTTTCATCACACCCATAATGCCCAATTAGTTCTACTTTATTTATCATAAATTTTACCAAGAAGATTGATAGAAGAGGCGTTCGTTATCCCAATCTGTATAGTCAATCAAACCCGAAATTATTTGAATACTGCTCTCTACTTTATCCCAATAGTAGTCGTCTACTTCAGTCGACCCCCAAAAGAATCCTTGCGTGGGAGGCAGCTTACTAGGATTCTTAAGATGGTAAACATCCTCAAGAATCTCTAACAGTTCAAAAAGAACATCTTTATCTAGTTCATAAAGATCGCATTCATCTACACCTGCCTGAACAGTTGTAACAAACCACTGATGCAGTGCATTAAACTTACGCCAGTATGCAACCTCTTGGAAGATTGAGTAATAATCAGGACACGTATCTTCATACGGGCGCTGCAATGGTTCAAACTCCGCAACTTCTGGCTGTCCAGGTTCCGGATTGCGATTAAGATCGCTCAGTTCTTTAATAGAGTGAGCAGTCTTCTTAACTTTAAATATATACATGTCAAGTCCCATACGTTTATTATATTAGAGTTCCTTAATCCCAGAGTATCTTCTCAGTAAATTCAAATGTCTTTACTACACGTGTACTCCTTGGATGTCGTTTGTTAATTTCTTTCTCTGCGTCTTCAGCGCTATGATACAGACCACAAGTTTTCAACCAAAAGCACAAAACTTTTGATTCAATCTTGTAGTATTTGTCGTTTGTGAGGGGATTTTTCTCTTCTATGATTCGATAGTGTGAAGTCATATTCTTATTATTATTCCTTAATACCAAAAATCTTCATCACTAGCTTTATAAATGATATAGCATACTGCAAACATCGCGAGTGAGCCTAAAATTATTGTTATCCACATATCACTCATAAGAAAATGTTTTTACTACTCTGTTTGGATTTTTCATCAGTTTCATAACCATATCTTCTGCGGCTTCCGCTGTCGCCCAAATTCCATAATGATACTCTGTGACCCAAAACCAAAGAA